GTTGGAACCTAGGAACTCGACCCTCACCCACAACCACAGGCAGTCCCAATCTCTGGGACACTTGCCGCGGGGGGCACAAGACGACGTCATCGGGCAGCCATTGCGTTTCGGCAAACCAATCCGTCTACAGCTTTTCAGCTATAGCGACCGGCCGTACCATTTCTGGCACACTTACCCATCGACAGTCTCCCACCCTGACCGCTGATCGAAGCCAGGCAGCTTTGCAGCTACCGCCTGTCGCGTTGATCAGGGGATCATTGGATCGAGAACTTTAATCCTTCCCCACCTCCCTACCTTGGGCCCATACACCCGTTCGTTAGACGGACTACATTGGCTTAGCTAGAGAGGACCTTGCTTCCCCGACGAAAGTCTCAAACCCGGCGATTTAGCGCGAACGACACGCTACACATCAACCGGAGACTAACACGGACGCCACAAAGTGAGGTTTCTTGAGAAGCGGGCAACCACCAGGCCCAGTCGAACATAGCATTCGACCCCCTCTCGCACCCTGCGCGACGTTGCTACGTCGCAGTGCTTTTCCTCGCTGGAACGCCAAGAGAGTACAAATCCTCAAAGAAGCATGCCTTATTGAACGCGGCATCATCTTTGGAAGGATAGCTCATATTGGCTTCCAGCATCTCACCTCCGAGGAGAGTATTTACCTCATCGTACTGAGGCAGCCTGTCAATTCCTTTAAAGAGGAATTGCCGAACAGGCTCCTGAGCGCGAGGCTCGAAATACTCTTTCTTAACCCGCTGGTACCAGTCAGGTACCTCCCTCCTACTCTCAGCGATTGCTAGAAGAGAAGGAACGGCTACGGCCGGGCGCGAAAGCCCCAGCCAAAACCGAACCTTTAGACTCTTGCTACTTTCACTGAAAGTATCCTTCACTCTCCACTTCCAAGACGCCATTTCGCGTCGATTTAGAAGCTCCTCCTCTGGTAACAGAGAAGGCACCCAGTCCACCGCATCGCTCGATAGAGCTAAATTGTGAGGACACGGGGGCCTGGGGAGAACTTTCTTCATCGACGCGAGAGGGTCGTCGCGGAGCTTCACTTTCTGGCTTCGAAGCAAGCCGACCTTAAAGAAGCACCTCCACGCCATACGGCCGGAAAAACCTAACTCTTGAGGAGAAAGGCCGGTCTTACGGATTATGGATGAGTGCCACTTCAAGAACTCAAGCCCGGCATTGAACCGAACTTGAGCCGGCAAGCCTGGCGTACAGAAAGAGGAAAAGCCCTTGGACAGGGAATTCGGAAAGGGCATGGAACGCAGCATGCCGAAACGCAGTGTAGGGACAACACGAAGACGATCTTTCTTCCACCTTAAAAGGGTAGAATTAAGAGTCCCGTAGTCCGAGGCTACACTGGTTTTGGTACACTCGACCTCCAAGCCAACTCGCCAACAACCTTCATCCACTCATCCGGAAAGCCCGGTAGGGATGACTGGAATAGAATGTCGTCCCCGTTTATGAGAACGGGGCACTCTACTTTGCGGTTTTTGCAGGCCCAACGGAACGCGATGTAGTTCTGAATGCACAGTAGCGGGAAGCTTAAAAGACTCCCCATCTGCTGTCCAGACGTCACATCAACACGTTCGCCAGACCTCATGAACCAGGGCCGAAGTATCCTCTGCGCGTAGTCCTGGATCCCTTGGGGGACCACATTAGACTTCCGGAGAATAATCTTCAGCACTAATTCCGCAACTTCCAGTGGAAGGTTGTCAGTGGCCGACTTGTAATCGCCACTAACCAAATCGCCAAGTCCCGCGGCAAACCCTGCCTTGTCAAGCGCCTCAGCAGTAACATCGCCCCGGCAAAGCCACTTCTTAGTAGAAAGATGATCATAAATCGCTTTATGAAGTGGCTTCAGTAGCAGAGTGTCATCGGAAAACTTCGACAAAGGTCTAGGTTTCCCGGCACTCTGGACTACCATCGGTTGGGTCCGGTTACTCGGAGGGGAAAGGGGAGCAGAGGTACCTAACACATCTGACAAATACTCAGCTTGATGGTAGGATGTGTTTAGACATCCTCCTTCTCGCCTTGTATAGTCAAGCGTGGAAGAGAGAGGGGGAGAGGTCGTGAAACAATGATCACGATAAGTCCTATCCCAACCGACAGGAAAAAGTCGGCTCACCTCCCTCATCACGAACTTGAGGTACCCGTGGGGAAGATTCCGAGGAGAGCGGACCATACTCTCCATCAGACCGTCGAGGAAACCGTCTTCCTGACACTTACAACTGGGGGGCAGCAGTTTCTTAATCGACTGAAACGCCATAGTCTCTTCAATAGACTCTGACGGACAGTGAGAAATTAACTGCTTAACCTCAGCTGCAAGGCCCGAACAGCTAGTACTAGCTGGGTCAAACTTGACCGGTTCCTTCCCGAAAATGAGACACCACGAGTTTAAAGCTCGCCGGACTGTGTCTAGGGTCCGGCGCTGCGAGACGCGGCAACGCCGCTCTTGTTTGGCCGCCAGGCTCAACATCGCCTACTCGATGTAAAAACTAAGTAGGTTGTCAAGTTCTTTTTGTCAATATACTACGTACCGAGTGAATCGTAC